AGTATTGGCAAGACTATATAACAAAAACATTTAATAACCCAAAACTTTTAACAAAATGAAAAAAAGACAAAATTTGGCGTTACCAACTTTTACACAAAACACCTATGCAGGTGAATTCGCTGGTGAGTATATCGCAGCAGCCCTCTTATCTGCTAAGACTTTGGATAACAAGTTAGTAACCATCAAACCAAACGTTAAGTATAAGTCTGTAATTCAGAAACTTGACGTATCAGGAATCGTACAAGATGCTTCTTGTGATTTCGTAACATCTGGTTCAGTTGCTCTTTCTGAAAGAATCCTTGAACCAAAAGAACTACAAGTAAACCTAGAATTGTGTAAGCAAGAATTCGTTGATTCTTGGGAATCTTTGCAGTTAGGTTTCTCTGCGTTTGATACTATCCCAGCATCATTCAATGATTACTTGATTTCTTATGTGGCTGGACAAGTTGCTCAGGCTACTGAACAATCAATCTGGCAAGGTACTGCTTCCAACGGTTCATTCCTTGGATTCCAAACTGCATTCTCTGCATCTATTGCTGCAGGTGGAGCTACTGCTGTATTACCAGCTAAATCTGGTTCAGTAATCATCTCTGGTTCTGTAACTTCTGCAAACGTATTGTCAGTAATGAATTCAGTAGTTGATACTATTCCTGCTGCAGTATATGGAAAAGAAGACCTTTTAATCTATGTTGGTACTTCAGTTGCTAAAGCATATCAGCAGGCATTAGCCGGTGGTGCTATCGGTGCTAACGGATGGAACAACCAAATGAACGTAGGTGAAAAACCTTTCAACTTCAATGGTATTGAAATCGTTCTTTGCCCAGGTATGAGTGATTCTAAAATTGTGGCTGCACAGAAGTCTAACTTGTTCTTCGGTACAGGATTACTTTCTGACCACAACGAAGTAAGAGTATTGGATATGGCTAATTTGGATGGTTCTCAGAACTACCGAATCATCATGAGATACACTGCTGGTGTTCAGTTCGGTATTGGACAAGATATTGTTTACTACGGAGCATATTAATTTTAACTAACTAAATAAACATATAATAGTATGGCATGTAATATAACAGCAGGAAGAAACGAAGTATGTAAGGATAGTATCGGTGGTTTAGCCGGTGTTTATTTCCTTAACTTTACTACTGGTTCTTTCACGAAAAACGGAAATGGTGAGGTGACTGCTTTACCATCGGGTTCAACGGTATACTATTATGAATTAAAAGGCAATTCTGCATATACTGAAACCGTCAATACATCAAGAGATAATGGTACAACTTTCTTCTCTCAGGAATTACTCTTGAACTTGAAGAAACTTACCAACGAGATGACAACTCAAATGAAGTTGTTGGCTTATGGTAGACCACAAATCGTTGTATGGACAATGAATGGAGATGCCCTATTAGTTGGTGAAAGAGAAGGTGCCGATATGACCGCAGGAACTCTTCAAACTGGTGCAGCAATGGGAGACCTTTATGGATACTCTCTAACCTTCACAGGCCAAGAGCAATTACCAGCAGCGTTCTTATCTGGTTCAACTACCACTAATCCTTTTGCAGGATTAACTAGTCAACCAACAATAGTATACGGAACTAATAGTTAATTCATAATTTAGTATTTTATAGAAAAACCCCAACCTGTAGAAAGGAAGGGGTTTTTTTGTTTCTACTATTTATAGGTAAATGATTGTTATTATACTATAAACAATAGATAATAAGAGATAATGTTAACATATTTCACTGGTGGCCGTAACAATTATACTATTAGAGTAGAACCTCTACCAACTGGTTCAGAGGTCTTGAGTATAGATTTACAAGACATGACTACATTAAGGAACTACCCTACAATCAATTTGTCTGGTTCTGGGTGGGGTTATGAAAGGTATGAATCCTATGTTTCTTTTAGTGTGGATTTTAATGCAGAAACTCTGTTTGAGGCTCCTCCTGGAAATGAGTTTAGAATGACAATGTATCCACGATATAGACCATCTGGTTCTCAAACATTACAAGTTGGTGATGTAGTATGGAGAGGTAGTTTAGGATTCTTTGTTTCTCAAAGTGAAGATAAACCAAATTATGTTAACCAAATACCAATACCAGTAAATGGTGAATACCCATACATTTCAAACGATACAGAAAATAGATATATAATCCTTCCATAAGATGAATACAAAAGTAATAAAAAGAGACCATAAGTTTAGTGTGGTTAATCTTGCGGATAATATGATTCCACAAGTTACAGAGGATACTAAAACCCGTTACGCATGGGTTCCATTCGGTGTATTTGGTCAAGATGATTTTTGGGATGCAGTAGTGATGGCATATAACGATTCTACTACCAATGCAACCTCAGTAAATAACCTAGCTGATTTGATATTCGGTAAAGGATTATATACTACTGATGAAACTTTACAAAAGGCATTTGAGAAGATTATTCCACAAGAAGAAACCAAGAGAGTTTGTTTTGATTTGAAACTCTATGGTAATTGTGCGTATCAAGTATTTTGGAATGATGACCATACAAAAATTGTAAAGATGTTTCACATTCCAGTACAAACCCTTCGTGCTGAGAAACTATATGATAATACAAAAGTAGAGTATTACTATTATTGTACTGATTGGAAAGACCAACGAAAGATAAAAGATAAGATTAAAATACCAGCATTTGGTACATCTGATGAGAAAAGAGAAATACTATACATTAAAGATTATTCACCTAATCTATATTACTATTCTCTACCTGATTGGGTATCTGCTCTTCAGTTCGCAATTGCAGAGGCTGAGTTATCTAATCTACACATAAACTCAATCACAAATGGGTTCTTACCTACCCTAATGATTAACTTTAACAATGGAGTTCCTGCACCAGAAGAGAGACAAACTATTGAAGACCTATTATATTCTAAATTTACTGGCACTAATAATGGTGGTAGATTCATGGTATCCTTCAATGATGATAAAGAGAATCAACCAACCGTAACTGCAATCCAATCTGATAATCTACATGAGAGATTCAAGTATATTGCAGAATATGCACAGGATAGAATCTTGGTAGGTCATAAAATTACATCACCTTTGTTGTTTGGTATAAGAACCGCTAACAATGGTTTTTCCTCGCAAAGCGAAGAGATGAAGACAGCGTATAGTATCTTACAGACAATGACCATTGCTCCTTTCCAGAACCTGCTAATCAACTACTTGACTACTGCATTAAGAGAGGGTGGATTACCTGAATTGGAATTGTACTTTGAACAACTAACTCCTTTGGTAATTCTATCTCAAACTGCAGAAGAAACTGATAAGACTATTGAACAAGTTGAAGATGAAGTAAATGATTCAATGGCAACTCCAGACCAAGAGGCAGACCCAAACATCCAAGAAGAAACTATAAATGATGAAGAGGAGTTGGAGTTCATCAGAAACAACATGGGTACAAAACTATTAAACAAAAGATTTAACTAACTATGGCAACTGCATTATTTATAACTCGTAATGATATCATCAAGAATACTCCACTCCAGGGTGCAATAGATGCTGATGCATTACTACCATTCATGGTTACTGCACAAATCAAGTATATAAAGAACTTGATTGGTACGGTATTGTATGACTTTTTGTCATTAAAAATAGAAACTGGCACGGTAGGTGATTTGAGTGTATATTACCAAGACTTATTATCAGACCATATTAAACCAACACTTATTTGGTATGCGTGTGTAGAATATATCCCATTTAGTTCAGTTCAGTTTAAGAGTAATGGTGCTGTAAAACAACAATCAGAACAAGGTGTTGCTCCAACAAAGAGTGAGATAGATTATCTATTATCAAAAGCACAAGATAATGCTGAATACTATGCCTTGAGATTACAAAACTATTTGATTGCATATTCTAATCAAATACCACAATATCTACAATCAGTAGGAAATCAAACTCAAATCTATCCTGACCAAACAAATCAATACTTTTCAGGTATAAACTTATAATAAATTATGGCAGCAATAGTTGAAAATAGTGGTGTAAATTATACCTTGTATTACAACATCTTGGATTATTTCAAGACAATCATGGATAATCACCCATCCCTTCAGTTGGTTACCCAAGGATTGATTCAAGATTTTGATACACGAGAATTCCCACAATATCCTGTGGGTAATGTATCAATACTTGCATGTGAGTATTTGGATACGGTTACTAATTGGAATATTCAGTTAGTAGTTGCTGATAAGATAAAGAATAGAAACAACGAAAGTGGTGGAGGATTTAACACTCAAACTATTCCATTCTATGGAGTAGATGATACGGTTGATATACATGCAAACACACTTGCAATCATAAACGATTTAACATCCTTTACACAAAGGTCAGTAAATGGTTTAGATATACCTGACATCATTATAAACGAACCATTTGAAGACCGATTCAATAATGGTCTTGCAGGTTGGGTATCTACCTTTACCGTAGTAGTTCATAACAACAGAGATAGATGTTTATTCCCATTACTACCTAACTAATGGCAAACTTAACTTCAATAATACGAGGTAATAAGGAGTTGAATAAAGTAGCAACTCAAATAAAGAACATAGCACTTTTTTATGCTCCAAAGAAGACTGGTAATCTAAAAAGAAAGATGAACCAAGCAAATAGGCCAGCTAATATGATAAAGATATTGAGTGGGTCTACCAAAGTTAGTATTGGTATCTCATTAGATATAGCACCTGATGGGGCAGAGTATGGTAAGTATTGGAACTCACCTAATGTATCAAGAACGGTTAGAAATGGTAAAACCAGGAATGTTCCTCGTAGTATAGATTATGGAAAGAAGGCCATGGATGACCCACAAACTAAAAAGGAATTGAATGATTTCTTAAAACAATTTGCTGATGATTATACCAAGTTTATCTTGAAAGAATTGAAGAGTAAATAACCATCCCTACTTTTTTGAGTTATTGTGGTTATATATAAAATGATTTTTGGATTATGGCTTTAAGTATAACACAAATACCTCCAGTGCTTAATTTAGCACAATCACCTATACCGATTACATTATATGAAAATACTAATGTAATTACATCATCTTCTTTTCAGTATGTATTGGACTTATACTATTGGAGTGGAACTCCATTCCAATCTGGTTCTGCAAAATACACACTTGTAAAATATCCAAACAATAGTGGTGTTGGTATATTTGATGTAAGTAGAATCCTAAACTCAACCCTTACTGATTTATTAGAAGCAAACCCATCAAATGTAAAATACTTTGCTGGTGAAGGATATTGGGAGTATTTAAGTGGTAGTAGTTATGTCACAGGTTCTCATGTTAGAACATCTACATTTAAGTACATAGATGGTTACTCACTTTTCCAAGAACCAATCTCACAAAGTATACAAGATAAAACTCCACATTGGCCACTAATGACAGATGGTCCTGCAACACAATCTAGTTTTGATTTTAATGGGGGTACAGCAGGTGTTTATGTTGGAACCTATGGTGGTGTAACAACTCCAGATAGAATCGTTTATACATCAATTTATGGTCTTTATGAATACCCTTTAACTTCATCAGTATCTTCATCACAACAAATAGATGATTACCCAATAGGACAATCACAATTTGGATTTCCATTTACAGGGTCATTAGATACATTTACAGTTCAGGCATATAGTGGATTTACTCCATTAGGAACACCAATAAGATACAATTTAACTTGTAATCAAAAGTATCCAAATATAAGAATCAAGTGGAAGAACCGATACGGCCAGTTTGATTGGTTTAATTTTAACATGATTAACACCAAGAACTTTATGGTAAATCGTTCTGTTTATCAGCCACAAATAGGTACATGGGAAGGAAGTTCTCTTTCATACAACAGATACGATTCCAATAATCTAAACTACATGGTAGATACAAAAGAAAATATTGTTGTAAATACTGATTGGGTAGATGAGGCTTATAACGAGATATTCAAACAACTTCTTGTAAGTGATGAAATATACTGGGTATATGATGAGGCAAATAATTATGTAAGACCATTAACTATTGCTACATCCAATCTTACATTTAAGACTGGGGTAGTTGAAAAAGTTATTCAGTATTCTTTTGAATTTGCATACGGACAGACGTACAAGCTTGTAATCTAATTTGGAAATGTGAAAATAATTTCGTATATTTGTTAAACAAATATAAAATATAAAGTTATGAAAAAGTATTATGTTTACGAGTTGATGAAT